CATGTCACGGGTTAGTTGGTCTTCTGTTTGACGAAGCGACACGCCAAGACGCTTACAAGCTTCATTAAGAACCATTCTGTTACTTTTTAACCACTTTCGTGGCGGGTAGGTCTTCTCAGCCTACCTCTCTATGTTTCCATAGAGATCAGAGTACCGCATCCTCGTTAGAGGTTTCCTCGCTTACTGCGTTCAAGCTGCACGGCTTTTGGCCTGCTTGCTCCTTGTTGCCTTCGGCATTATCCGTTAAGGGTTCCAAGACTATCAGAGGAAATTTATAGACCCCATTATTTAGTTCAATTAGATCAAAATAGTATTGATCCCGTATTTGTATATCGGCAGTAGAAACTCCCTTACATCCTTTTGTAACTTTCGTTATCTGGCAGAATTCAAGAAGTTTTTGTGCGATATTTTTTTTAACAGAAAGATAAGGAAGGCATCTCGTAAGAAAATTTATTGCAGCTTCACGTGAATTAATACTAAAGCGATAGCAAAATCCTTTTTTTGCTGTCTTCGCTTTAATTATTATTGATTTACCACCAACAAAATTATTCATTATGTGGTAAATAGCTCTGCAATCAACCATAGTTAATAATATAACTGGCGCATATTGCTTTGATTTTCTGATTTCACGCTTTAATGAAAACGATCCATCGGTATCCATAAGGCCAGCAGCATAAGCCCAAAACAAAGAATCTTCTGATGTTTGTCTTCTGCTATTCAAATCACAATGCATTGAAGGATTCTCGTTGAATTCCTTCATTTTTAAATATGATTTTTCACGACGAAGCAATACATCATTAGTTAATCGATTACTACCACGAATAAATGGATTATCCGTTATGAAATCGCGCAACAATGTAGCTCTTTGTTTTTTTACTATTAAATATGGAATTAAACTTTCCAATGCTGGCATGCATTGATTGCTTTTCTCAGTTTTCCATGCAAAAAAAGTCTTTCTATTTTTGCCATCATTATTGATATGGGCCTTTCTAGTAAATATAGACCCACCAAATTCAGTAGCAAACATATCAACTAGCTCTTTATGCAATCCACCAAATTGTATTACAGGGTAATACAAAGGTGAGATTCCTACAGAACTACCTTTAGTCCTTTTGATCAGTGAAAAACTTCCATCGCCATCTAGTGCGCCAGCTAAATATGCCAACTTAATTTCCTTATTTTCCATTTGATACTCCTATAAGCATTAAACATATAAGAATATCTTACGGCATCTTTACTGCATTGTCAATTGACTACACATTCTTTAGGGTCTTGTGCTTGAAGCACCACTTGCTCGTTCAGAATGACATAAGTCCCGTACCACGAGATTTTAGCGTCAATGTTCAAGGCCGTCAGCTGTTGTGGTGGAGGCGTTATGCCAGTATTGCCAAGTGGAACCATGGCGGTATCCAATGGATTGTAACGGCGAAGTCTTAAGGTATCGCCACCATGCGCCGGCATTTTTTTGCGCATCGCGGGTAGGGTATGGATCATATTAGGAACTTTAACGGACAACAGACGATAATCAAACGACTGCTGTACCGGAGGTGTTAGTGTTGATGTGGTAGTAATACCAGCCATAACAGTATCTCCTGAAAAGGGATAAAACGATGTATCAGCATTCGAGGTGACGAGTCTCAGATCAGTCGTGGGTGGGCGAGTCCCAATTCAACCCTAAAGAAGATAAATTTGCTGGGGCGAGCAGCGAGTCAGCCTGGTCTTCGTAGCTCTTTTAGAGCAAAGTAGACCCTATTTTCAGGAGTATAGTCATAAGATAATTTTATATTCAACAAAATCTCCCCAGATTTTTTATGTCCGGGGAGATCATCGATAAAGGATAAGTGTAATGAAGCCACTGTTACATGCGAGATATAGCGTCTTCCATCTCTTTGCGATATCGAGCTGCCATATCATCAGTAATCGTTTCAGCAAAGCCGGGGGCAACCGGAGCTGCTGAAAGGGCCTGTGATCCCTGACGAGGTGCTACCGCATTCGGCGATTTAGGACGTTGCGCATTTTGTGATAAACGTTCTTGTACACGTAGATTATTATAATTATCTTCCACAATGCCAAGCTTTTTAATTTGTTTGTAGGCAGCAACCTTTGCAGAATAGGTATCAGGATTTGCAGCAATACTTGCGGCTATCTCAGGTTCTTCCTGCTCCAGCCTGCGTAGATTCTCTTGGGTCAAAACTTGATAGAGGTCTTTATATTGTAGATTTAAGGTACGTTCTGCTTCAAGTTGACGCTGTGCTTCAAGTTGCTTGCGATATCGCTCATCTTGCTCTTTTAAGCGTGCTTCTACGATACGCTCAACATGTTGTACTTCCGCAAAGGCATCCTTGGCAATACCAAGATCGTCTTTTGGTTGCTGTGGTCGATAGGCATTCTGACGAAGCTGCTCTATCTCTCTGCGCATTAATTCAAGTTCTCGGTCTTTTAGCTCTTGCTGTCTTCTGAGTTCTGCGAAGTTACGTTGTTGTTGTTCTTCGGTGTATCTTCGACGTTCTTGTTCAACGTTCGTGGATTTTTTCTCAGGTTGTTCCACTGTCTCCACGGGTGCAGCTTCGGCGACTTCTGGGGCTTGCTCTGGTTCTGGTTGAATTGGAGTTTGAGGGATGTCTTCATAAATAGTTTCCCCAATTGGTGAATTCTCATTTTCGTACATAGATATCTCCTTATGTATCAAGCTTTTGTACTATCTCGCCATTCTCTTTTTGAGCCAATTGATCAAGCTCTCCCTTGTTAAAACGAAGAACATATTCAAGTAATTGGCGTTCTTCGGGAGCAACATTAAGGGCATTAAGCGTTAAATATATACAGGCATCCTTATTAGGAATAACCCACATTATTGATATGTCAGTCCCCCCTTCGTGAATCTTATAGACTACTTGCTCAAAAGATGGTGTAGGACATGCATATTTTGATTCAAAGTAGTTTCTGATCGTGTTTTTTAGTAGTAATTCACGTTTAGTGGTCACACAGACATAAAAGTGTCGTGTCGGTTCTATTGCTCGAGTCTTTTGCACGACTTCCAGGACATTTTTATCCCACTCGGAAAGCATTCCGTCTCGAATATCCTTAACGGGTGCCATGCCAGAGTCTTTTTGAATTCCCTCAAGATATTGCTGCCCAAAGGTAGGAGTTTGTGTAGTTTTTATCTCTTCCATCTCTCTCTTTCAGAATCTGTCAGATATGGTGACGACTGCATAAACCATACCTGACAGTATTTAAGGGATCATTTTATTTTCTTTTTCATCTTTTTCTTGGATTGGCCACTTTCGGACAATCCGATTGCTATAGCTTGTGCTCTTGATTTAACAAGAGGGCCTTTTTTGCTTCCACTGTGAAGCTCATGTTTGGAAAATTTTGACATCTCTCTTTCCATAACTTTTTTCTTTTCTTTTTTAGGTGCCGAGCTTGATAGTTTTGGCATATTATTTCCTTTTATAAGTTAAAGCTTTTTCTACTGTCCAATTTTCTCTCATTATTCTTTGTCTTAATAATGACCAAGTCATATTGTATTCGTCTGCCCATTGCTGCAATGTCTGCTTTCTTCCAAAAGCCTCTAAAATTAAATTATTTCTTTTATTATTTCCTTGCTCTTTTGATGTAGCCCACCGGCAATTTTTTGGTTCATAATCTCCTAAAGGATCAATGCGATCCAAACTTTTTCCCTGTGGCCTATTTCCCATATCTTCAAGAAAATTAAAAAACGATTCTTTCCATCTATCGCAAACTTTAATACCTCGAGCTCCATAATTCTTGTATGATCTAGCTTTTGTATCATAGCATCTTTGTATCATTGGTTTCCAAGATCGATATTCTGGTGATTTAGAAAGACCATTTTTTGCCTTCGTAATACATCCACAAGATTTAGTTTTTCCTGATCTTAATTTATTGCCATGCACAATAACAATATTTCCACAATCACATAAGCATTTCCAATAATAAGATTTATTTAGGCAATAAACTTCTTGAACAAATAATCGTCCAAATTTTTTACCTTTAATATCTATATATTGGCCAATATTATTCTTGCTATTAATTTTAGCCCTACAAGAACGGCAATATTTTCCAACGCCATCTTTACGTACTAAATCTTCTTTTTTGCAATTTGGGCAAACGCGTAATATCAAAGATCGTTTTATCATGGGTAAACTCCTATAAGAGAAATATCCTATATGAAGTTTACCCTTTTATTTTCATTTTTTCTTCTTTTTTACTTTTTTCTTAAGTTCTTTTACCAACTCTTTGTCCTCATGCGCCTCATGCTTGAACATTTTTTGATCTTGCTTGAGATGCGAGATGACCTTTTTTTTCATCTTTTTCATTATTTTCCTTTAGGGCATTTACCGGCCATGTGGTTCTTGCCACATTTTCCGCATTTATACATGGTTATCTCCCATCAACAGCAATTTGATAGTCTATTTTGGCATTTATCTTTCGTTCGCGTGGTGTTTCTTTAGCGGCAAGGTTTTCAGGCTTACCCAAGACTTTCCAAGCAATCTTCTCTGATTTCTTATCAGCTCGTGGCATGTAAGGCATTAGGTAGTACCTCCGTTCATGAACTTATTGTTGGTTCCGGTTGGTACGATATAGTCAACATGTCTGTCCATACCTGATTTACCATCTTCAAGCCGTGCGCCCAGTCCAGCAATACCATAAGTATGATGGGGAAATCTCGATAACGATTTTTCCGAAGGAGCAGAACCGAATTCTTTTGGATTCTCTGGAACCATCCCGCCTTCATACGCCCAGTTATTGTTAGGACGAGAAGGCGAAGGAAAGGGATGCTCCGATGAGTACATTCTTTTCTTCGCCATTGTAGTATTCCTTATACAGACTTACGTGTCTGAAGGCCTTTTTTAACTTGGTCACGATCATAACGAACTTGACGGTCGATACCACCGATACCATCATCAAGGTAATGATCTAATCCAAATGGGGTTTCTGCATACTTTTTGTATTCTACTTGTTGTGGCATATCAGCGTAGCCATTGCGGCTCTCGTCAACATACTCGCCGGAACGATATTGATTGCGGTCACGGGTTTCCATGCCATCATATCTACCCATTGATCCTGACATTTTGTGTGATTTGTGATGTCTAGCCATTGCTAAACTCCTTAAGTTACTACAGTCCATCTTTCGATGCTGCAAGGTACATGCCTCTAACTTGCGCCAGCACCTTGCTGACGTGATGAGGTATTCTTTTGTTCCGATTGAAGGGTATTCATCTGCTTTAATTGTTGTGCCAGCATTATATATTCTTTTAAATGCTGCACGTCCAATGATTCCAATTCTTTAAGTGCGCGAACTTTCTCAAGTAATGCTGAATCTTCATCTTTCATCGCCTGTGCACGACGCTCATCAGCAAGTGCCTTATTCTCTTCAATACGGCTTAAGCGCTCTAATCCCAGACCCTCATCGGCGACTGTGCGTGCATTGTTGAGATTGATACGTGACTGAATATCAGCCATCTGTAACTCTGCTTGTTGCTGTTGCATTTGTTGCATCGCCTGAGAATTCTTGACCGCATTTTTCATAATCTTTTGCTTATTCTGGATCGTTGCGGCTTCAAGCAAGTCTTGGTCAGTAATCGGTACGCCATATTCTTTAAGCTGTAACATCTGTGCAAATTGCATCTGTTTTTGCGTTGCCGTGTTGAGGCCCTCTTCGATTACACAGTGATATTTACCGAATGCTTTTGAATAGAACTGGGGAGAAGGCTCTTCACCTTCAAGAATCTTTTTGATCTTTGCCGGTACATAGTTGGTCGTCATGATATCCATGCGAATCTTGCCCAGTTGTTTTTGGGAGGTATCAAGCTGATCAAAGAGTATCTGTAACGAGGTCAATCCTGCCCCTTGGCGCAACATAGCCAGTACCCCGGCCTTCTCATCAACCGCAGAACCCATAAGCTCCTCGTTGATTCCTGAAGCCTTCATGATCTCTTGGCCTAATGACTCGGTAATCTGTATGGTCGTTGGTGGTATTGCAGGGGGTTCAATACGTTGGACGTCAGTCATATTTGCTCCGTTCTTAAGTGCTAGTCCTTTGCCTTGTCCAGAAAGGGTAAACACATCAAGAGGATTAACCAATGATTCCGGCTTGTATACCCATCCTGAATTGATCTGTGATTCCAGGATATCTAACTGAATAATCTTTTGGCGGTTAAATAAGTACTGCGCATCACGTAGGCCACGTACGATACCTTGCACACGCCATGGGTAGTAGGGCAGCTGGGGATCATAATATCCAATAACCGGAACCATCGGGTAACAATCGATTCCCAGGTCATTAGGGCCGTCCCACATTACTTTGCCATTGAGTATGATAGCCACGCGCACGGTGGGCACTTCTGACTCTATAACGGTGATTTCCGGATACTGGCGAAGATATTCTTTAAGAAGTTCTTCGTCAGGGCCACCTTTCCATTCGTTCACCTCTCCAGTGTTCTTATCAAGCAAGAGTCGAGCTTGGCGATAATCACGATAGAAGAACTGATCATAATTGAGCAGATTTCGCATCGCATAGTTATAGTTCTCGGGCATGTTAATGAACTTCCCGTCGTGAGTGCCCGGCATTTGGCACATGTTCATGACTTCTTCAGTGTACTGAGGAAGTAAGCTTATCGCCTCTCTCTTGGTAATACAGTTACGCAAGACCACACCTGAACAATCAGAAAGGTCTGACCATTTACGGCAATAGGGATCCATAATAAATGAGTTATAGGCATAGTGTGCAGTCTTAAGGTCGCCTGATACGGGATCTTTTCGGTAATCCAAGTAGGTTACCAGCATAGACATTCCCGTAATACAGGCGCCTTGCAGGAATGCTTCAGAGATGGTCTCAAGAACGTTATCATCACGGTCGTTATGCATGAGAAGCTTGGTATACTGATCAGCAGTTACCTGATCACCATTCTCTACAGGGATAGCGATGGTTGATTTTCGGTTACGTCGTTGCCATCCGGTTACTACGTTAATTTGTGGCTTGATGTGGTTAAAATAAAAACCACGCCGTCTGCCTGCCGGTAGATTTCCCCCGTAATAATCGTTCCATAAATTTTGATCACCCGCCCAGAATCGAGTATCAAGTTCAGCATCAGACCAATAGGCTGCTCCTATGGTAAACGCATCGTTGTAAAACTGATTGTACCGCATGGCGATTTCGCGATACTTTTCATCTAAGAATTCTGGAGCTAACGCAGGATAGAATGGCATTGCAAGGCTCTCTCTTGTTTTAAGAAAGAAGATATATCTGCGCAAGCTTAGTCATAAGATGATTTTTGATTCAACTGTTTGATAAAACTGATGGTTGAGATATGATGGCATTCATTAAAATATAGAAAGGATATGTAATGAACTTCGAAGATATGTTTTTAATGTTTCTTGGTTTTTGTATTCTGTGGTTGCTTATACTATTGACCATAAAAGATTTATCTCATGACTCTGTACCGAAAAAGAAACTCATATTCCTTGAACGTAATAAAGCGTCATTCTTGGTAGATGAGAATGATTGGAAAGAAATTGTTGAAAATGCCGAGGATATTACATGATAGTATGGATCATATTTGTGTTTACTATGATTAATTTTGCTCTTCTGGTCTTTTTGTTGTCAGATACTATTGAAAGATAAATCCCCTCACTAAAGTGAGGGGATATTTGATAGTGCATAAAGTAGGAAGCTTTAATGCGTTCTTACTTTACACTATGATTGTATTCTTGCCAATATCGTCGATAGAGATACTGCAACCCTAACCCGATTCCAATTCCAATGATGAATAAGTCCATATCGAATGGTACATACCACGAGAATTTGAGCAATCTGCAGACCGCATTGATGAGCGATAAATAGAGTGCCCATTGTCCAAGTTCTTTAAACGTCTTATCGAGATTATGTTCCATAGATTCCTTTTAGGGAGTTGGTAATGCCAGTGCCCACGCTGACCAGGTGATCGAGGTCATTTGTATAGCAGCAACAGCTCCCGGTAGTCCCCCCGAACCCAAGGCAATTCCAACGGCAACGGTACCACCACCGGGTACAATCGCAGAGGCTGCCATGGCCCCACCAATAAGCCCACAAAAACCGGCAACCTGTGTCCCTAATAAGACCGCACAGGCCAGCGCAGGGCCACCGCCCTTACCCGGTACTTTATCGACAAGACTATATCCATGAGAATGCTTTAACACCCTAATCTTTGCCTCATGCGCAAATTCCTTCACAGCGTTACGTTTGAGAACTTCTTTGAGCAATGGGCTTACCTCATGGTTTGCAACGCGATATGAGGCATTTTCATCGGTGACATAATAGTGGCTTTTGTCATGTAATACTTTCACGGGTTCCCTACAGATCAATGCATGATCGGGTACTTCCATGCCATACAGAAAGGGAGGTAATAAGAGTATCAGTAAGAGTTTCTTCATTTTGAGTCCTTTGCATATTTAGTTAATAAGTAATCTGAACCTAATGCAGCCCCAAGGCTCAAAGCAAGCGGTAATGGGCTGGCGCATTTGGTGATTGCTATCAGCGTACAAGTCGTATGGGTTGTCGCAAGGCTTAACAGCAAAGCAGATTGTTTGAGAGTTGGGCCTTTATCCATGCCACATGCGGGCAATGCCAACAACGAGAGTAGTAACAGTTTTTTCATCATCATCCTTTATGATAGTATGGTTAAACAATTCTAATACCATAGAGTAATTGTTTAAAAAATCAAAAAAAATACACAGAGAAGAATTGCTGTAAAAGAGCACACAGATGTATCTATTGCATGAGTTATGTTT